GGTCCAGCCATTGAGTATGCTGATGGATCTAAAGAGTGGTATCAACATGGCAAACTTCATCGAGAAGATGGCCCTGCTGTTGAAGATGCTAATGGAGATAAATATTGGTATCAATATGACAAACGACATCGAGAAGATGGGCCTGCGGCAGAATATGCTGATGGAGAGAAACAATGGTATCAACATGGAAAATGGCATCGAGAAGATGGTCCAGCAGTTGAGTATACTAATGGTTACCAACAGTGGTTTATTAAAGGGCAACAACTAAAGGTCTCTTCTCAAGAAGAGTTTATTCGATACATGAAGCTGAAGGCTTTTTGGTAAAATATGAATAAACCTCAAATCGATAAAAATGGTGCCAAAAGTGATACAATGAACAAGGTCAACTACATCGAAAAGATAAAGGTTATGAATAACCTGCATATTGATGAGGATGGTACCAAAAGATGGTATGATCAAGAAGGCAGAAATCATCGAGTAGATGGTCCGGCCATTGAATACCCTGATGGAGAGATGCGTTGGTATCAACACGGCCAATTACACCGAGATGACGGTCCTGCCATTGAGCGGATTGATGGATCCGAAGATTGGTATCAACATGGTCAGTTCCATCGAGATGATGGTCCGACCATTAAACATCCTGGTCCTAATGGATTTCAAGCCTGGCACCAACGTGGCGAATTACATCGAATGGATGGTCCCGCCCTCTTGGGGAATGATGGCTACCATACTTGGTATTTCCAAGGCCAACTACTAATCAATGTTAAATCTCAAGAAGATTTTGAAAGATTCTTAAAGCTAAGAGCTTTCTGGTGATAGTTGAAAAATCCTATGATTATTAAATCAGGCACTAAAATATGGCGTGATAAAAATGGAAACCATCATCGAGAAAATGGCCCTGCTTTTGTCTCTCGTAATGGAGATAAAATTTGGTATCAAGATGGCAAACGTCATCGAGATGATGGGCCGGCGACTGAATGGGCTGACGGATCTAAAGAGTGGTTTCAACATGGAAATCTTCATCGAGAAGATGGTCCAGCGATTGAATATGCTAATGGAGATAAGTGGTGGTACCAACATGGTCAATTACATCGAGCAGATGGCCCTGCAATTGAGAATGTGAATGGAAACAAACTTTGGTTCTTAAATGGCCAAACAATCAATGTTAACTCTCAACAAGAATTTGAAAGATTTTTAAAACTAAAAGCATTCTGGTAAATTAACAAGAAAGAAAAATATGAGTGAAAAAACAGTAATTAAAATTGAATTTGATAGCAAAGAAGCTGCTATGGGATTTGCTAATTGGTTGTGTGGCTCAGGTGAACAGGATTATTGGCAATGGATGGAGTGTCAAGATGAGCCTTCCGTCATTTTCCATTATCATGGAACAGAAGATGAAACAGAGTCTGAAGACGATCCTGATAGCTATGGTAAGTTTATGGCCGATCTTACCATCAGAACCACGCCTTATGATAAGTGAAAATAAAGAATAATAATTTAGTTGGGACGGTTATTAATCAGATTAAGATCCTTTCCTACATTGTAGAAAACAAAAGACAATATTTTGATTGTCAATGTTTCTGTGGTCAGAATTTTCGAACTAGAGTTGATGCAATTAAATCTGATAACTGCAAAAGCTGCGGTTGTATCAAAGGCAAGCTTATCTCTGAAAAGAATAAGCTCCCCAATAATCAAGGAACAATCAATTTGATTTTCCGCGCTTATCAGAATAATGCGAAAAAAAGAGGGCTATCTTTTAATTTATCTCTGTCTCGCTTTGAAGAGTTAATTTTTAAAAATTGTTTCTATTGCGGTTCAGAACCGGCCCTCTCTGTTTTTAATTATAATCAGAGGCGATCCCGTCAAATATATTGCAATGGGATTGACAGGAAAGATAATTTAATAGGTTACGAAGAGCAAAACTGTTTGCCCTGTTGTCATATCTGTAATGCAGCGAAATCCAACCTAAATTATCAAGAATTTTCAGAATGGATCGAAAGGTTAGTTAAATTTCATGGCAATTTCAAGAAAGAAAAGCAAATTTCCACCTAAAAAAGCAGAAGATCCAATCATTAAGCCCCGGCCCAAAGTGAATTGGTCAGATTTTCAAAAGAATATCTTTAAAGATATTGCTCAAGATAATACTCACACCGTTGTCATCGCAAGAGCTGGGAGCGGGAAGTCAAGTACCATTGTCGAAGGTCTTAGATACATTCCCAGGGGAAAAAAATCGCTGCTGGTTGCCTTTAATAAGGCGATTGTGGATGAGCTGAAACAACGGGCATCATCGTATGTGGATATTAGCACGTTGCACTCACTCGGTTTCCGTGCCATCAAAAACTCCTTTGGTGAAGTTGTCCTTGAAAATAACAAATCACAAAACATAGTCTCCTCCCTGATCGGAGATGATTATGATTTATGGGAATTAAATCAAAGTATTTGTAAATGCGTTTCTTTATGTAAAGGATTTTTATGTGATACTCCAAAGGGAATTGGTGACTTAATTGATAAATTTGGAATTGAAATCTTTGATTTAACCAGAGAAAAGTTTATCGAATATGTTATTAAGACTCTTGGCTTAGCTAAAGAGAAGAGGCAAATTGTTGATTTTGATGATATGATTTGGTTTCCCTTTGTTCATCGATTAAATGTTGGCAAATGGGATATGATCTTTGTTGACGAGGCTCAGGACTTAAATTCAGCGCAAATTGCGATGGTTTTGTCAGCGATTAAGCCAAATGGGAAGATTGTTGCAGTCGGAGACCCAAATCAATCCATCTATCAGTTCCGTGGAGCAGATAGTGACGCCATTCCTAACTTTATTAATCGACTAGGGGCCAAGACATTGCCATTGTCTGTCACCTATCGTTGCCCTAAAAAAGTGGTTAAATTGGCGCAAGAGATTGTTCCGGATATTGAAGCACATGATACTTCTCCTGAAGGACAGATCATTCATTTAGATATCCAGGACCTATTAAAAAAGGTCCAACCGGGCGATTTCGTTCTCTCTCGAACTAATGCTCCCTTGGTCAAATATTGTTTAGCTTGTTTGAAAGCTGGTGTTCCTGCTAATATTCAGGGCAGTGATATTGGATCTAATCTAGTCTTCTTTATTAAGAAATCGAAGGCAAAAACAATTAATCAATTCATTGAATATGTTAATAATTGGAGAGAGCGAGAGGTCAAACGCCTAGTATCTGAGAAGAAATCAACTGATATCTGTCTTGATAAAGCGGAATGTTTATTGAATTTGTGCGAGGGGACTTTAACAATTGCTGATTTGAAGAGCTCAATTGAAAAGCTGTTTAATGATGTGGATGATTCTTCGAAGGTGATCTTCTCAACAACCCATAAAGCTAAAGGTTTAGAACGTGATACGGTTTTTGTCCTAGCCGATACCTACCGTTATTCTCCAGGTCAAGTCGGAGAAGAATCTAACTTGTGGTATGTCGCCATTACCCGTTCCAAAAAACAACTTTACTTAGTCAGAAAGCTATCTCAGTATCGCGATTATGATGGCGCCGAATAATGAAGATGTTTCCACCTCTTCTTCTTAATAATATTACAACAGGTAGTTGCACTAATCTGATAAATTTTACAAATTTCTGTTTGTTTCATGCCTTGTCTATGAAGATCAATGATCTCTCTGACTTGATCTTCATTTAATTTAGCATTAAATCGATTGGCTCCTAGATTTCTGGTTGTTAAGTCAATGGTCGGCAAATCAGCCAGGATTTCTTTCCAAGACCTTTTGTTTAGAATATTTAAAATAGCATTTTGACTTAATTGATATTCTTCCATTAATTGTGGAGTGGCGATATTATTTAATGCTTTTAAATAAATTTCTTTTGCCATCAATGAATTAATCTTTTTAACTCCAGAAGAATCCCCAGAATTAGATTCTGATATTTTGTTTTTATGATTTTCAGATAATTTTCTTCCGCAATTAGGATGTTCTTGATCTGGTCGGTTAAAGAAACTAGATATTTTCAGTTTTTCTCTAATTTTTTCTTTTGTTTCTTGGGAAGGGGACCCTTGACAACCTCCGGTGGTTAAGTTATAGCCTAATGGAGCTAGAGTTTTTAATGTTTGGATATGAAACATTTCGGCCAAATTAGCTTCTTCGAGTGATTGACACTCTTGAATGACTTGAAAACTAAAGTTTTCGGCTCCATATTTGTTAATGGCATGATGAATGGCGAATTTTTTGCTCGTTGAAGTTTTACCAATCTTGCGAGCCGCATCTCTCAGATGTTTCTTCCATCGTTCTTCAAAATTAGAACTTTGGCCAATATAGCTTTTGCCATTGATTTTGTTAGTGATTTGATAGATAACAAAGGTTTCCATTAATTTAGATATATCTTCCGATTAAAGAGTTAATAATAGCGTATAATTGACATGGTACGCTATAAAATGTTAGGAAGAGATGTTAATTCATTTCCTCTCCAATATCGAACATGGATTGTGAATGATGAGCCGGATTTGACCGGGCAGCTTTATACTGGTTTGAAATCCGGTTCACAAAGTTTTGTTGACATTTCAGTCACCGAACTTCAGGATGATGCGGTAATTGCTGACTTTAGCTTACCTAACTTCCAATCTTTTTCGATGATTGAGAAGACATTGCCAGCGATGGCGAGCAATAGTCAATTGGCAGTAGTTGATGGTTATGTTTATCTATTTGGAGGGGATGGTAGTGACCGAATTTTGCGGGCGGAGTTAGAAAATCCGGCTGATTGGGTTGATACTGGAGCTAAATTACCGAATCAATTAGCAGGCTCTCAATTAGCTTTATTGGATGGTTATTTATATTTGTTTGGCGGTCAAATTGGAAAGACTGCGACTGATAATATTTATCGTGCCCCAATTACAAATCCATTATCTTGGGTAGATACTGGGGCAAATTTATCGACTGCTTTATATAATTCTCAATTAGGAGTAGCTGATGGTTATTTATATTTATTTGGTGGTTGCACTAATAATGGAACGACTGATCTAATTCTTCGGGCCCCAACTACGAATCCATTAACTTGGGTTAACACGGGAGATACTTTACCTAGTCGCAGGCAAGGATCTCATCTTGGTTTGGTGGATGGTTATTTTTATTTATTTGGTGGGTCGGCTGATGGCGTATTAGCGACAAATACTATTTTTCGGTCTTCTTTATTAACTCCAACTGTATTTTCTATTGTTGGAACATTACCGGAGAGTCCATTTTTTGGGCAATTCTTTACTTATGGACAATACGGATATTTAATTACACCAGTTGGAACGAATAGCATTGAGCCTTACACGGTTCTTATGAGATGTTTGTTGAATAATCCGGTTAGTTGGGAAACGTTTAGTAATATTGATGGATTGGCGACTCAATCTCAGGTAGCAATTATTTATGATCGGATCTTTGTTTTTGGTGGAAATAGTAGTAGTTTAATTTTCACGCATAATTTACAGTTAAAGTATTCAATTGAATCTGATTCTCTTTCTCAAATTTATGGCAGAAAGACTCGGACTCAGTATCAGAGCACAATTAATCAATTAGATTTAAATAAAGTCATTAGTTTTCCATTTTGGAAGACAGATTATTCGTGGTGAGCCTCTGGTAATTTTAAAAATTCCTGGGGCCTTGACGCGCTATTTATAAAAATTATTCTACATTGACGGGGCCTTGTGGGATTTCTAATGGAAGCTAGACTCCTTAAAGATCTAGACGCATTTTAAAGATTGGATTCGTTGGATGAGCGATCAAGAGAATTGGATTATTATAAATCAATTCAAAAAATGGCATGACCAACATGGGGGATGTCATCGAGAAGATGGTCCAGCCATAGAATGGGCTGATGGATCTAAATATTGGTATCAACATGGCCAATATCATCGAAAAGATGGTCCAGCGATCGAATGGTCGAATGGAACTAAAGAATGGTGCCAAGATGGTAAATATCATCGAGAAGATGGTCCTGCTGTTGAATGGGCTAATGGTTCAAAACATTGGTATTTAAATGGCCAATGGCATCGAGAAGATGGTCCTGCTATTGAATATCCTGG